GAAAACCATCTTCAGTTTCTAATGTATCTAGTCCTTCTCTTTCTTTAATATATTGAGAATATAAACTAGACATTTATTACTCTATATTCTTTTTAGGTTCACCATATCCTGCAGTATTTGGAACTGTATTATTAGTTCTACCAAACTCTGTAGACAACTTAGCTAACAATTCACTTAACTGACTTCTAGTTAAGTCTGTTCCTGCTTTTGCATCTGCAGGTCTACTAAATGCTAAATCTGTAGCTTCTCTACCTGCCAATGCTGATAATGCTGCATATCTAGCTCTATCTGCTTCACTAGCTACACTTTCTCTAGTTAAATCTCTACCTGTAGTATAGTCTTCAAACCCATACCCAGTAGCTTGTTTCAATCTTTCGCTTAATGTTTTAGGAAGATTTGTTCTTTGATTTTCTAACTGTTTGTTTATAGAGTTAATATAATCGTTAAATTGTTGACTTGAAATATATTTTCCACCAACTCCATATGCATTATATAGTTTATTTATCATATCTTGTTGAGAAGTTCCAAGATTTTTTAAAGTATCTTCGTCTTCTCCTTTAAACGTATTTTCTAGTATTTGTTTTACTCTCCAATCCCAATCATGCTCATTCAACGCAATACGATTTAATCCTTGTCCTGTCTTAATAAATTCTTGTATTTTCTGTTCTCTCATAGAATCTAATTCTTGCTGACTTGGATTTTTTTTACCTGATTGTTGAGCTTGTATTCTTAATTCTTGATCTATACTTTGGTTGAAGGTACTGCCTCTGGTTGCTCTAGCTTGATCTATAAGTCTTTGGCGAATATTTTCCCCACCATAAAAATTTTCTAGTTCCTGTAATTGTTTTTGTTCTTCAGTTAAAAATGGATTAAGATTTTCTTGTAATTGAGCAGCTCTTTCTGCAGCTCTTTGTGCTCTTAATTGATCTACAGCAGAAATAACTCCTGTCTGACCTGTTTCGGCAGCAGTTTGTAATCCTTGAGCAAACGCTTTATTCTCTTGTAATAGTCTAGCTAATTCGCTTGAACCAAATTGCTTAGTACCTTTTATCTGTTCACCAAGACCTTGTTGAATACCTTTAGTAGTTTCTAATACTTGCGGCAATCCTTGTCTTTGTAATAGTAAACTATCTAAAGTAGAACTACCTTGACCATACTGTCTGTTCTTACCAAAAGTCTCTCTAAGTTGTCCTGCTCTACCTTCAAAGGATTTTAATGCTTCAGCTTGAGCAGCAAGTTGTTGTTGCTTAACTTGTTCTGCAGCTAGGTTCATATCTTGTACATCTTTAAATGTTTTTTGACCTGTAGCTAATTCTCTAAATTTAGCAACTTCTTGTTCAGATATTTCATAAGGAATCCTTTCAAGTCTTTGTTGATCAATTCCATATTTTTGATATAGATTACTTAGAGCTTCATTATTTCTTTGTCTTTCTTCTGGAGTCGTTGCTCTCCATGAAGTACTTCTTAATTGTTGTCTTTCATTTTGGAAAGCATCGTATCTATCTTTTAAAGTATTTTTTAAATAATCTTGTACTGGATCTACTTGAGGAGATTGATTTAAATTAAGTTGAGTATCTCCTCTAGATGTTCTTTCTTCTTCAACAACTGGAGCTGTATTAGTTTGTGGTTGTACTTTTTCAATATAATTAGGATTATTTATTTTTGATTGAGGAGCTATTAACTTATTAAGTGTAGCTTGAGCAGCTTGAGCAGCTTGTGCTCTTTGTGCTTCTTGTTGACCTATTTGTGCTTGATATTGAGCTTTCTGTTGTTCTAATGCTTTACCAACTTGTTGTGCCTGTCTTTGCATGCCGCCAGTAAGTTGTTGACCAATTTTTTGACCTGCACCTTGACTAGCTTGTAAATAGTTTCTTAAATTAGTGAATTGACCTGAAGAAGGTTTCTTTACTGCAGGAGCTTGAGGAACATTTGCTCCAGGTTGACTACCTTCAATAGTAGCAGGTTGAGAAGCACCTCCAGCAGGAGCTTGCTGTTGTGGTTGATTTATAGGTTGTCCAGATGGTCCTAAGACTTGAGAGTTTTGTTGATTCTTTTCGTCTTCAGGATTTTGCTGTAAATATGCCATTTCTTGTACTACCTCGATATAAGTAGTTGTTAATTAATATACAATTACTGTGAGTCTATATTGATTATTCGCTTGTAACCCGAGTACATTAGATACTGTTATAATGTTATTACCTTTGGGTACATAGTTTACAAAGGGAGCTTGTACAGGGTAAACACTTGAATTTGTTAGATTTTGTGCTCTAATTACCTGTATTCCTGAAGGATTAGTTTTACCAACATTCACATCTGCACCTTTAAGTGGCTTCCCATTAGCATCCACAGTTATATCAAATTGTATCATTTTTTGAGACAAGTTGTCAAAGTCTATGTTGCCATTGACTATATCCACTGTATCGCTCATAAACTCATTTAAAACGAATCCTAGCCTAGATATTAGGTTCTGATACTGAGGCTCAAAATCCTCTGTTATAATGCGTTTTACATTGGTTAAACGAGGCATCTGCTACCTACCTATAGGCTCTACTAGAGATCGCTCTAACGACCGCAGAAACGCCTAAAATACGCCATTTCTCTCTAGCATTGTTATGATTGAACTTTATTGTTAAATATCTACATCTTTGCTTTTCTAAGGGTACTACTGTTCTAAATGGAGCGTCATTACCATCCCCACCCCAATAGAAGTTATCATCTCCAAACTCGCCATATCCCCAATAACCCACTCCTTTACTTAAAAAAGGTATAGCTACTAAACTTTGTGAAAGATCTGAAGAAAAGGATAATGTACCACTATAGAAGTTGTTTTGGTCAAACATTATAGAAGACTCTCTGATCTGTTTTAGACCTGAAGGATCTCCAAAATGTAACGGTTGCCATTGTATAACTGACTTAATAGATTTATATATTTGAACACTACCTTCTATTAAAGGAATGGTGTAATTTAAAGTTATAATATTTTTAGTATAATCTATTGTAGTTATTATAGCTTCATAAGGAACTATGTCTTCATGATTGTTATAATTCTTTAATAATGTATCACAAGCAATATTATTTAACTGATCAATCATTGTATTAAATTGATCTTGTAATGTAGACCATGTTGATGAGAATGATACTGAAGTTACTGTACCACTAGCGTCATCTGCAACAAGTTTAGTATTTAATTGATTTAACTTTGTAGTGATGTTATCACCATAATTCATCTTTAGAGTAGATTCATAGTCATCATCGTCTAGACCTTTATCTAAGTCTAGTTTACGAAGAAGTCTATTATATTGGGCTATAGTTATATATTGATCTTGATATATTACATCACCAATTTCTAGTTCTGTAGCATTTGATATTCTAACTTCTGTTCCATTTACTGCATTAGCACCGATTAATAGTTGGAAGTTTCTATCAGCAAAATCTGTTCTATCGTTATTCTTTCTTTCTTGAAGCATTACATTTCTATTATGAGTACCAATATATAACTTATCATCATTAGTTGCTACGATACCACACGTTGCTCCAACTGTCCATTTAGTCCAAGTTCTCTCGAACGTATTAAATCTATAACACTGAGTAGCTACTGTATCTGTTTTTAAAGTAGGAAGCCATAATAAATATGCTCTATCGCTTTCATATGTTGCACCAAAAGAAGTTAGCTTATAATCAAACTTAACATTTGCAACATCTAGTATAAGGTTCTCTATGTCTCTAGAAATAATAGAAACACCTGTCTCCGTTATTGTAACAACACCTTGAGTACTTAACGCATATATTTGGTTATTTAATACTGCAGCACTATCAGGAGCAGTTACTGTAGTAGAGTTATCTAATAATCTTACGCTAAATTGTCCCGAATTACCTGATAGTATATAAACACCATCAGTCTTCATAACAAATAGATTATCTCTAAGTGCTACGATTCTTTGTATAGGTTCATCTTTTGGACCAATGTCAACATAGTTAACTAGAGGTACAGTTTCGGGTTGATTAGTTTTAGAAAAATATACTCTATTAGGAGATACTAAGTTATCAGATACTTCTGAAGTAACGAAGTAGAAGGAATTTGTTGCAGGACTATCTTCTGCAGTAATATTTTGAGGTATTGTAAAAGAATTTGCATCTACTACTGTAATTGAATATTTACCATATATTGCAGGAGTTGTATTAGGAATACTAACAAATACACTAGCACCTGTAGATAGTCCATGAGCAGCTTTAGTTATTTTAGCAGGACTGTTAATACCTACAGAAAATTCTACATCAGATATAGTTTCAGTATTTGGTAAACTAGGACTAAATCTTTGAGTTATAGCAAAGTCGTTTACTGCAATATAGAAAGGTTTATCTTCTAGTGATTTATTCTCTAAAAGTATTTGTCCAGGAAGATCATTTTCTCCAGATAAGTATGTAGCTATAACAGGACTTTGTAAGTCCTGATTTATTACATATATTAAAGATCTAGCAGTTTCTTCTATTGCTTGAGCTGCAGAAGCAAAACCTGATAATAATACTTCGTAAGATGCTGCATTTTCTCCAGTACCTTGAGTTATTGATAATGCCCATCCTGTCCCAATATCTGTAGAAGGAGAGCTAGTACCTGTGTCTGCATCTTCACTTGGACCATTATTTGTATTAGTTACTGTAACAACATTTGATAATATTGCTAAGTCAAAATCTTCAAACTCTATTAGTGTATCGTATAGTCTTTGTGCAATTTGTGCAGCAGTAGCACCTGTTAAATCAGTTAAGTCTACTCTAATACTTAATCTTCCTGCTAGTTCAGGATCTACAGCACTACCTTTATCAAAGTATATTGTATATTTTCTTTCGTCATTAGCACTTGCTAGTTTTATGTAACTATTGTTAGCATTTGTTTCTAAAGTATTTGCATAACTATCACAAGTAATTTCTGTAATTTCAGGAGTACCTACAAAAGTATATTCTCTAGAAATATCATCATTACCTAAAATAAATTTAGAGCTTCCTGAAACAAAGTCAGAAAGACCTAATAATGAAGTTTGTAATCTGTGAGAGCTTTTAGTATTTGCATAAAATAATGCATTTCTAAATATCTCTACATCTTTAGCTATAGGAGGTCTCTCATTTGCCTGAAGAATACCTTCACCTGATATAGGGTTAGTATAAAGATTAGCTCCATTGTTTCTAAATGTTTCAGGAGTTATATCTTCTACTATAATATATCCATTGGATATGTCTGTATCAGTAACTGCTTCTTCATATACAAGTCTCATTTCATCACCTGGATCTAGATCACTTATAAGTAATCCTTCAACTAGTGTTGTAACTTGTGTTCTATATACTTGGTAGAAGAAGTTTGTTGTAATACCTGATGGTATAGCAAAGTCAATTTCTGCATTAGAATTTTGACCTTCAGCAACATTACCATTTAGTGTAGTGGCAATTGTAGCACCTGCAATTGAAGCAGATATGTTTGTAACATCTCCACCTTCTTTAGCAGTTATTGTAACTACGTTTGCTAATATTTCTACATCAAATTCTGAAGTTGCATTTAATATTGAGCTTGCGATTTGTGCAGCATATTGATTGTTACTTGTTAATCCATTAACTTTTACTTCTATTAAAGTCTTACCGACAACTGCAGCATCTACAGGAGCACTATCCGATCCTGACAAATTAAACCATATAGCGTAATCAACAGTATTACTACTTAATAGAATATAATGTGCATTGGTTATTGATCCAAAAGCACTTACTGTTATTGTAGATTTTTCGTATGTATATACTGTAGAACTAGTATTAGTTAGAACATATCTAGAACTAGGATAACCGTATAATAAGTTATTGTTAGCGTCTTTATATCCAAATAATACTCTATATGCTACTTTAGATTGTGGAGGTAAGAAACCTGCTACATCAGGAACGATCTTAGCAGTTATATCAATAGCCTTGGGTACACCTGCATCCAGTATATACCCTGCGGCTGTTGAAAAGGAGGAGGAGCTTTGTGCGGATATCTTTTTGATTCCAGCACTGGTAGTGAAGTACATATTACCATTTGCTTCTTGAGATTTGATTCTTAATCCTGTCTCAAGTTCCATATAAGATCCTGAGAAATCGGAGAAAGTACCAGATCCATTATCAAATTGTAATTTGTCATTAAAGTGTCTTATTAGACGATCTTTATATTCGAATATTTGTTTAATTCTATCTGAGCTTAGAGGTAGAACGCTTCCGTAATCATTTAGTCCTCTGCGTTGAGTAATAACTCCACGTTCGTCTATATTGACATTTTCTGCAAGTTTTAAAGCACCATCACCAGCACTTAATTCATTGAGATAGGTTCTAAGACCTAATGCCTGTATTACGTTAGCTCTTTGAGACATTAAAATATCCCTCTACGTCTTCTATATCGAAGAAGTGTGCTTGTTTCTTGTAAAGCAGAGTATCTAGGTTTAATTTTTTGAGGAGAACCTTCAACTCTGTCATCAATTAAATTATTTACAGAAGATTCCATTTGTTGTAACTTAGCTTTCGCATTTGCTAGACCTTCAGTATCACCCATTGCTTCTAGGATGTGTACTGCAGCTCTTTGTGCTAATAATGGATGCATTTCTGTAGGAACATTTGGAACAGGAGTTTGTTCACTAATGCAAAGATAATCTCCTACCATTAGTTCTTCAGGTATGTCGGTTGTATTAAAAGTAATAGTCTTAGTATTACTACTAACTGAAGTTGGAGTTTTATCAAACGCATGTATTTTATTTGGACTTCTATACGCAACGAAATCCATTTTATTTAAATTTGCAAAAGCTACAGGAAATGTATCTAAAGTAATAACTCCTGTACTTGTATTTATATTAGCAATTTTTGCAGTATACTTCTCTAATACCAAAGAGTTTGGTCTTAAATAGTAATACATTCTTAATTTCTCACCACTTAGTTGAGAGTCAACAAGTACTACATAATTGTTTTCTACATAAAAGACATTTCTGTCTGATGCTAATAAACCATTCTTATAATCACTTAATTGATCTAAAGCAATTCTAGATAACTCATAGTGATTACCTTCTGAAGTAACAATAGCTAATTCTCTGAGCTTATTGCCTACAGCTCTATATGGAATAGGGTATTTAGATTTACCTGACTCAAATTCCAAATCCTCGTAATTCACGAGATATTCTTCATGTAGAGTCATTAAGGTAGAGAGAAGACCTGCGTCTATCTCTTCATTTAGAATCTCTAAGATGTCTTCGTCAGTGTAAACAGAGGTATCCGTTGGGATCATTGCCCTCTTGCGAACAGATTCGACCAACTTAGAAGCGGTCAATATTCTGCTCATATATTACTCTTTCGACGCTAATTGTTTTTTTAGGTCTGCTAATTGCATTTTAAGTGATTCAATAGACTCTTCTTCTTCAGGCATTTCTTCTGAAGATTCATCTTCCATTTCTTCACATTCTGGACAACCTTTATCTTCGCATGATTCGCAACCATATTCAGATTCTTCAGACATTTCTGGAGATTCTGATTTCTTCTGCATAATTTCTTCAGCTTTAGAAAGACCTTTTTCAAGACCTTCTTTACTATCAGAAGCTACAGTTACTTTCATAAGTTTCTTGCCTAGCATATCTTTAAGATCGCCACGACCTTCACCCATCATACTTTTCATTTCTTCTTTTAGGCTTTTAAGCATAGCCTTTTTTGCCATCATTTTGTCCATTTTTAGACTCCTTAAGTCACTTAACTACCTATAAGTAGTTGTTAAATCGTTAATATCTATATAAAATTAATACTTTAATGACCAATTCTGATCTCATAAAGTATTATTAAGGGGAGAAAGTTACTTCTCCCCCTATAATTTCAATTACTTACTGAAGTACAAAGTCAAAAGATTCTGCCGATTCAATATCGCTTCTTTTTAAAACCAATAAACTTCTATTTGGAGTAGATATTATTAGTTTATGTAATTGGAATTCATCACCAGAAAGCATACCACTTTTTAGTTTAACTGACTTTTCCGCATCAAAATCTCTAAAAGAAGAAACTAATCTTTGAGCACTAGATACTTTTTTAAATATAAAAGATACTAATTTCCAATTTGTATCATCTGAAAAAATAAGATCTTGAGCAACTTTTGGTAACTCTTTTACTAAATCTTTAGACATTATTACTTCAATTGGTTGATTTTGTGCAGATTGTGTAACACTTACTAATACTTCTAGTATATTTGAATTGTTTCCAATAATTTGCAACCCTATTCCATATTCGCCAGAAGCATTAACTTGCTCTAATGTAATTTCCGACCAATACAGTGCTCCATCTACTCCTGTAGGAGCATTTGTTGACGATGAAGTATGTGCTAATATACAAACCCAATATTTAGAAGAGTTAAATATCATTGCACCCAAAGATACTGATGCACCTGAACTCCAGTTAGGTAGTATATAAAATCCTGCATTTGGAAATTCAGAATTTAAATTAATGTTTTCAGAAACTACAGAATTTAATCCTCTTACTCTTAAACAATAACTTAATGTTCCAAACTCTCCTTCAAAAGTATTTCCAGAGATTGTAGATCCTACAACATCACAAGTTACTGCAGTATTATAAGATATACCACCGCCAGTAAGACCGTTTACAATATTGTTTGTAAATGTAACTGGAGCGTTATTTCCTGGTTGAAATACAACAAGTTGTCTTGCTACGTTAGGAATATTAAATTGAATATTAGTAAAAGTTACAGTTTGTGTTGTGCCTACTCCAGATAAAAGAGTTTTATTTAATGTTAAAATATTTCCGTTAATAGCACTAACTGTAGTAGATGCTTGAACAAATCCTGTAACTGCTAAAATTGGAGATCCAACTTTAACATCCACTAAATATTCTGAAGAAGGAAGTTCTATAGTAGTTTCGCTTAATATACTGCAAGAAAGAGCTAATGATGAAAAAGCATGAACTTGAGCAGGAAGAGCACCAACAAATGTTTGACCATTAATTGTACATCCGCTTACTGTACCTCCACCTGGACCTGTATTATCACACATTATAGCAGAATCGCCTCTAGCTTCTACTTCACAATCTTGAACTAGATAATTAGCCGCTGCTGTAGCTCCTAATCCTGCTGCTCTAAAATAAATTGCACCTGAATCTATTGCAGCCCTAGTAACTAAAGCTTGAATAGCAGATACTTTAACATTTTTTAAAGAGTTTCCATTTCCTCTCCATCTAACTGCTGCATCTATTGATGCCATAGATACGGAAACATTTGTTCTAGCTGCAGTTGTTGCTGCAGAAATTGTAAATGATGTAGCTCCTATAGAAACAATTCTAGTGTTAGTTGCTAATCCACTTGCCGAAACAATATGACCAGCTTTTAAACCTTCTGTACCGGCAGGGACAGAAATTGTAGTTGCGCCAAGAGTCCATGTACAACCTGCTTTAGAAAAAGAAGATTGTTGTTCTCCAACAATAAAAGTTTGATCTTTTCCTGCTCCTTGAATAGTAATACCATCTTTATAAAAATCAATATTTTCATTAAACGTTCCTGCTTCTACTTGAATAATATCTCCAGATGAAGCTAAAGGAATTGCTCCTTGGATTGTTTTACTATTTCCACTTCCATCTTTTTTTACATATAATGTAGCCATTTTTTCTCCTCGACTGTGTGCGTTTCAGTCATTGTTTACCGCACATAAAAGGTAAAGAAAGAAGGGGAGTTACCCTTCTTCCCTTTTTTAATTTTTAAAGTTCTGGTAAAACTTCTACAGATTTTTCTTTATCGTCACTCGCTACCGGTTTAATTTCTGGTTTTGGTAAATTTTGCATTTTATGCTCCTATTATTTTGCGTAAGTAAAGTGAATAACATCTCCAAGCTCTAATGCTTCTGGAGAAGGGACTAACATTGGTGCTAAGAAAGTAATTCTAGAAACTCCACCAACTACACTAACCGAATAATCAAACCCTTCAATCATAGCTACTCTTCCAACAAACATAACAATAGAATTAGATTTTGCTTCAAAAGCTAAATCTACATATTCATTAGATAAAATAGTTGCATCTACGGTTTTAGTTTCTTTATTAAACGTAATTTGAGGTATAGCTGCAATGGCACTATCTAATTGACCTTTGTTAATAGCATCTGAAGAACTTATACCATTTGCAAGATTTTTAATTTGTTTAGACGATACATCGATCTCTCTACCATCAAGTTGAATTTTACCTCTAATACCCGTACCTGTGGTTTCTGCTGTAGCAAGCACAATTTCACCACCATTTACGTTATTTTGTAATCCAGCTCCATCAGTATAGATACCAATAGATTTACCTGAAGAATCAGGAGCGTAACTTGAAGGATAAGAAATTAAAAATAAGTCAGTACCTGTTGATGCGTGAACATAACCGAAGTTCCAAGTCCATTGTTTACCCCAATCTCCCATATTGTGCGAGTTAGTAGTCTTAGGAACAATCATTTGAGTAGTCATGTCGTGATTGATTGTCGGATTAAGAGCTATTAAGTTAGCACTATTTGAAATATTTGGTAATTGTTTACCTTGAGATACAAGGTCTACGTCTGCATAAACTGAAGGACCGTTAAGAACTAATTGCTCTGAATTAAAGTGTCTTAAAAAAGAAGCACTTCTTCTGTTAAAATCATTAACTGAAGCATTTTGAGTAATAGTTCCAGAACAATAACCGCCAGTAGCTACGAATATAGTAGCCATTCCGCTATTAGGATGTTGGTTTAAAATAACGTTTGCATAACATACGTTATTAGTAAAAACACCTACGTTAATACCAGATATGGTCAAGTTACCAAAAATAATACAAGCGTTAAACTGAGCTTGAGCTATAGCGTTATTGTAACCATACATATTAACAGTTGAACCAAAAACAACTTCATTAAAATACAACTTACCTGCTGCCGATTGGACGGTATTCCAATTAAAATCTGCTGCAGAAAGAAGTGTTAAATTACCAAATCCAGATCTATGATCAAAAGAAGAGTTAGCAGTAAAGCTAGAACCCATTGATACAGCTCCAGTAATTCTTACTGCTTCTTTTTGACCTTCACCAACAACAAATACGTTAGCTTTTAAAGCAATTGCTTCTGAATAGTTACCAGCAGCTACTTTTACTAAGTAACGCTTAGAAGGACTAGAATCAGAAATTGCATTCATTGCTGCAGAAATTGTCAAAAATGGACTATGCTGCTTTCCAGAGTTAGTGTCAAGACCGTTTTTAGCAACATGGATTATTTGATCATATCCAAAAGCTTCTAATGAATCTAATCTAGTATCTAGAGCAGAATCTGCAGAAGCTCTATCTAGTATTTCTTGATCTATTCTTAATCCAAGAGCAATGTCTGCTGATGACCTAGCAGATGCTTCAGAACTAATTTGACCTTCTAAACTAGATACTGCAGAAGCTAATTCTGCATCTGTAGCAAAAGTGTTGTTTAAATTATTTATTTGGGTTTGTAATGCACTATCGCCTGCTTGTCTATCTAAAATTTCTTGATCTAAATCAGATCTAATTTCTTGAGCATATCCATCTAAATTGTCTAAATCAGAACGAATTTCTTGAGCATATCCATCTAAATCATCTACTTGAGATTGTAGATCTTGTTCTGCAAGTTGTGCTCTAGATATTTCTGCATCAACTTTATCATCTACTGCACCAATTTGACCAGAAACAGTACTAGCAAAATTAGCATCTCCACCTAATGCATCACTTAATTCTTTTAAAGTATCAAGTACTGCTGGAGCAGAGTTTACTAAATCTGCAATTTTTTGATCAGCATAACTTTTTGCTGAAGACAATGTTGTAGAATCCCCCGATTGTCTGTCTAAAATTTCTTGAGATAAGTTTGTCTCAAGTGAGTCTACTTGCCCTACTAAAATAGGGTCAATAAACTTCTTTTTAATTTGTTGTGCCATTTTTCCTCCAAAAATATACACTATTAGTAGTGTATAATTAATTTATCTGTATTATCTAATATTCCGTCTAATCCTAAAGAATCCCAACTTAAAATATTTCCTGTTATAATATAATCTACTCCTAATAATTGCTCTGGACCACCAACAGGAACTACTGTTATAGCTTCAGGAACTAATGGAGTAAAATTTAATGTTACAAATTTGTTTGTTATATCTAGAGTTGTTAATTCTATGATTTGTTTTGGTATAGAGCTTTGTACTCCTTGTCCTATAGGAAATCCTCCTACAGTTATACCATCACCGCCATAGAATATATTTTGATTTAAATCATATACTATTTCGCTACTATCTAAAGTTATAGCTTCTCTTTGTATGGTGGTTATTTTAGGAACTTTAAGAACTGCCATTTAAACCTCAAATATCCTAGATCCTTGATCAATAACGGATGAATCGTTAGATCTGTCCCCCATATCTATTGCTAAATCGCCTTCCTCAAAATCTATTGTTGCTCCATCTTTTATTAAATCAGGAGATTGTGTCCAAATTAAATCTTCTATTAAAGGATCAAATTTCCAAGGCATTAGACCCTCGTTCTTTCTACGTTTAAAATAATTCTTTTAGTAGAGTCTTGATATGTTACTAACATAGTCTGTACTAAATTCCCATTTAATTTGTAGCTATATAATTCACTACTTTCACTTGGAAATGTTGTTTGTATTTCGTCCCAAATAACTGCAGTATCTAGTGTTTGGTTTTTCTCAAAAGATCCTTTAAATATATCATAATAATAATTTTTTAATACCTGACCTTCAAATAAAGGATCAGAGCCTAAATACTTAATATCTACAGTTTTAACTAAGCTACTTGTACCCTGTTCATTAACTATTGTAAACCCTGAATTAAAATCTATCGAGTCTGTTGTCTCTCCAGTTTTATTTGCAGTTATTACAATTAATGCTCCACTTACATTTGCAGTAAAATATTCTTTAAATTGATTAGAATTTAACATTAAACTTGTTGCTAAAGAAATTACTTGAGCATTATCGTTAGAATTTATACTGACCTTAATACCTGTTCCATCAGTAACTAAAGGATCAGCTCCTAAACCATCTACATCATACCAAACGTAGAATTTTTTAGAACTTCTTCCTTCATAGATTAAAAAATATTTATTATTTAAACTTCCAGATATATCGGAAATAGTAGTGACTCTAGTTATTTGAGGTAATAAACCTACGTAATATTTTACTTGAGTAGGCAGATTTCCACTATAAGTAGCAGTTAAATAATCATAACTTTGCTTTACTATAGTAAGAGCATCTCTAGTTCTTAAGTAATGTCCAGGATACGAGTGCACATCTCTGAGCACCGCACCTGGATCTAATTGACTTAAACTTTCGATGTCTTCAATCCGATTATTATTCTTGTTCGATAACATTCAAAATCCTATGAATGGTTTATTATTCTAAATATTTCCAACGCTTACCCATACTAGTTGTTCCTTGTCGAGCAGCTTTGTGTATATTACCTTTACTATATTTTTGTTTTGCTTCAGAAACTGAGTTAAATACTTCTCCAGTTTCTATACACATTACTTTTTTAGCAGCAAAATGATCTCCACCAACTCCAGCATGTGTATTCCCTAAGTGGTTTAATCCTATTTTTTTCTTATGCTCGTCAGACAATTTTTTACCATAATTCGGACCTTTTCCGTAACTATGATGAGAACTTCCAACATATTTCCCTATTCTATTTAGTCTAGCTTGTTGTTTTTGTTCTTCGGTTAATGTTGACCAAAGATTAGAACCTTTTCTTATTTTTCTTAATCTTTGTCCATTTTCTAAAGCTACTTTTTTCATTTTTTCTCTAAACTCTTTGTTTTCCCAAAGTTTCTTAGTTCTTTCAGAACTTACTTTCCTACTTCTTTCAGTAGCTTTGCTTACCAATCCTCCAGAAGCAAGATTATATCCTACTTCTGGATTCGTAGAGTTAAAGAATTTAATTAACATAATCTCAGTATTATTTAAACTTTCTAAGTCAAAACAATATGCTAGTTCTTCGAATATAAAATTATCAAACCCATATTTTCTTATAGCGTTATATAAATGAACATTTTTATATCTAGAAGATTTAGAAGAGGCTTTATGACCTCTTCTTCTTACTGCCAAAGTGTTGGTAGTTATCCCAATATAAATCTTTCCATTAATGGAGTTTGTAATCCTATATACTATCATACTATACCGAAGTAGTTCTTGCCCTGAAGCGAATAGTCCCACTAACGAACCCTGGGTACGATTGTGAAATATACTGGATAGCCCCACTGTTAGTAATACTGAAAACAATTCCACTATCGTCGCCAACAGATTCTTGAGACATATCCCAAGACGCACCTTTTTGTATTCCATAAAGAGAATAAGTTTCGAATAAATCAGCAGTAGCATCGATTTCAACTGTAGCAAGTACTTCAAATCCTCTAACTGTAGCATTGGCAAAAGCTAATCCTGTTACGTTTGCAGGAATTGCTTGATTATTAGATAAAGAAAAACTTGTTTCAGCAATATCACCAGCAGAACCTGCACCAGCAAGATCTACGATAGATTGTACAGATACTCTCTTAAGAGCATTACTATCAGAAGCATCAGCAACAAGTACTTGATCTCCAAGAGCAGCACTTACTGAAGAAGCATTCATTGGATCTATTACTAAACTTCTAGAAGCAGTAATATTTCCACCGCCACTTAGACCTGAGTTAGCATTAGTGTTAATGTTTACTGAAGAGTGGTCGATGTGTTCATTAGCAACAAAGTTTTGTAATGAATCGTGATCTACACCAGCAGGTAATACTGCAGCAGTAATAGAAGGAGTACCATCATTATATGTAAAGTCAATTGAAGCAGAATCTACTAAAATAGTACCAACTGCATCTTGAGCTCTTTCATCTGTAAAAAATAATTTAGAAGAACCTTCTGTAATATCATCAGAATCATCTACTACTTTGTCGAATACATCAGATCCTATAGAGATTTGTAAATCTTCATTTCCGCCATCGTTTAATGTAGATATTGCAATTTTACCAGAAGCTCCAACTATTTTTTCTTCTAAATATCCAGCAGTAGTGTCGTTTGCAGATACTTTTACATTGTAAGTAGCTCCGCCTCCGCCTTCAAGACTCATTAATCTATTACCAACTTCATCTAAAGTAGCTTCGATAGAAGAACCATCAGCTACTGTCCAATCGGTTGGATCTGTTTGAGTATAATTAATATCTCCAGCATCTAATACAACTACTCCAACTTTGCTATTAACAGAATTTACTTCACTTGGAGAAATTTCAGTGTAAACAGTTCCTGACCATCTATATGTTTTTCCAGTATCTATTGCAACATATATTTTACCAGTTTCACCACTTACTGGAAAAGCCGCTAAGTTTGCATATTCTAAAACATCATCAACATAACTAGGCAACTGACTAGATGGAACTTTTCCTGCTTCATCTAATGATGCATATCCATTAGCTAGACCTTTTTCTGATGTACTTTGTTTTGTATCTAATTGAGACTTATTAACTGCGTCTCCAGCATCAGTACCATTTGCTAGACTTGTTAATTTAAAAGAACCCATTGACTGATTTGCAGTAAAAGCAACTGATCCATCTTTTTTAATTACTGCACTGTCTAATGCTCTTGTATCAATATCAGATTGTAACTCGTTTAATGCGGCTTGAACATCTGTAGCAGCTAGGTTACCAGCAGGTACATTTGAAATTGCAGAAGCATCATGAGCATCTGAACTATCGTTAATGTGATTACTTAAATCTGTTGAACTAGCTTTATCATTCAATTGTGTTTGAATTGAACTAGATACTCCAGATAAATAACCTAATTCAGTATCTGTTACTGAAGAAGATTGTAATTCCTTATTAGCATCTAAGTAAGGAACTCTACTTGCTGTTTCTGCTGAAAGTCTTAATCCACTTTCCGCAATTACTAGATCTTTAAACTTTTTGTTAGCCATTTTATTCTCCTATTATTTTATTATTACTCTTCCAGCAAAGCGCGTGTCTGGAGAAGATGTTACTATTAATTTAATGTCGCCTGATCCATTTATTTCAATACCTGCACCTACTTCTTCGTAAGTACCTGCGTTGTTTTCATATACCTGTATCATAGGAGTTAATCCTCTACTATGAGTTACTTCAGGAATGGATAGTTCATATTTATCTACATTTAATATCCATGATCCTATTAAGAAGTTACCAATATATGCAGCACCAACGGATACTGCCAATTCATCTATGGCATCTTGTACGTTAGTAGCTGTAAGTCCTGATCCACTGTTATCGTAGTTTAAATCAACGGCATCAGAAGCTCCTCCGCCAGAGTTGATTACCACTCGGGAATACGTATTGCTCATTAGTGTCTCCTCTTACCGCTGTAAGAAATTTTACTAATATCTATACTGCCTGAAGTTACTTCTATTCTAACTCTTAAAAAGCTAGAACCTGTTCCTGCAATATCCCAAAAGTGATTACCACTTGCATCAGTAATTAATTGATCACTATCAGCAACATCAAACCAAGTTTGGTTATCTGGAGATACTTGAAGAAACAAAGTCATGTTTACTGAGGCACCATTTTCATAAGAAAACAATACTCCAAACTCTGCTTCTCTATTATCAATATCTATTGAAGGACTTTCAAAGTTGGTATTTATTGTTTCTGGTCCAACTAATATATTCTTTTTTAAAAATGCGTCTAATACTGACATTTATTTGTTCCCCTTTTTCTCACTTATGGTTACCTTCCCTTTATTGGAAGCTATTCTATGTCCGAATGCCAATCCATAGCAAAGAGCTGCCCACTGAAATGCTCCCTCTTTATCTACCTTAATATAGGGATGTAATTGCTCTATAAGGCTCATTACGACGAAGAAAGTACTAGCCACTACTAATGTGGTAGATAACGATGGTTCGCCTTTATAACGAACATATGGAATTAAAATTCCTTGCTCGTTACACCATGTTATAAACTCTTTAAGTTTCTCTTTCATCTATCTACTTTTTGAAGAATTGTATCCACTCTTCAAACGTCATTACTTTATATATTTCAACACTGTTATCGTTATAGTGTTTAGGGAGATCTCTTAAGTACTGTCTATATTCCCTATACATTTGTCTATTTTTACTAGACAATTGAGAGTCAGCTAACTGTGTCCAATCTGTCTCTTTTAGTACTTTCTCTCTATCTTCTCTTAAAGCTTCCCACATTAACTGTGTACGCTTTAGTCCTAAGTTATCTTCTATAAAGTGAAACAAAGGTTTAATCTTATAGTACTTTATCTCAACTTCTTCTTTCTTGCTGTTTAACTTAGTCTCTGTCTTTTCTTCTATAACAAGTTTCTTATATTCAGGAGTAAGGAATCTTTCTGCAATCCAACTTTCTTTCTTATCCCAAGCATCAAATTTACAATGATAGTCTCGGTATAATTTTGCAGTTTCCTTATCTTCAAACTCTATTGTAGTAATTTCTCCTGTCTTTATTTCTTTTATCTTAATCCAGTACATATCCTTATAATAGTAATCTAGCTGCAGCTCTTTGGTCTTTAATTTCTTGAGGATAGTCTACTCCAGTATCTGCTTTTCTTATCACCATCCAGTCTGTATCTGCAAGTAATTTTCTAGCAGCAGCTTGTGCAGCTTCTGTAGCAACTTGAGCACTTATATCTACAATCTCTGAAGTAAACTGTGCTCTAAGTCTTACCTTAGTTTGCTGCATTACTCCTTCAATTTCTTCCTCTATTACTTCAAGAACATCTTCTTGAGCATATTCAGATTCAATTGGAACTTCTCTTTCAGGTAATCTGTGAGGCTTACCGATTTGAGAGTTAAGCCATGATTGTGCTTCTTGTTGTGTAGAGAATGAAGCTGACCATGATAAGTTTTGAGATGAGTTTGCGATGTTAACTTTAAACATATTAAGATACCTTTGTTATTGTCATTGTATTAAATGTTCCAGCAGTATCTAACCCTATTGCAACACCTGAAATTTGATAACCAACAACTCTAATAGTTTCACCTTGTAGTAAATCAAAACAATGAGAACCTGACATACCTATTACTAATGCTGCACCAGATGTTGCGTGAATAGAACTATAAACAACATTTTGAGCCACTGTACCTTTCTGCATAATAAGCCCAAAAGGCTCTGCTGCCGCCCAACCTGTATAACTAGATAAGGTTATAGTTGATGTTAGCAAGTATTTACCCGACATTGGTGCTGTAAAATTTCCAGTACTTGTGTTATAAGCAGAATGACTATCATAAGTCCTATCTTCGAAAAGAATTACTGTTCCTGAACCACCATTTGCAATTGTTTGACCTGCATTTGTACTATAACTACACCCCACAAACTCTGTAGGTGCTATGATGGCAGGATTATTAACTTTGAAAACAGTAAACCAGTTATCAGATGCACCACCATTTAAAGTTGCAGCGACAGAAGATACGCCTCTAATATCTATTGTATCACCTTTGTTTGCGTAGAAGCATGAAGAAATTTCCATTCTAAAAGAAATAGAACTGCCATTCCCATATTTAGCATCAGCAGCCATTTCAGTTGTATTTTTATAAATATAAATTTGAATAGATTGTGCTGTTGTTAGTGTTATTGCATTAGGTCTGAATCCTGCATTAACAAAGTAAAAACCGCTTTCTGGACAAGTGAATTTACCTGTGGATGTACTATAGTTCCCAGTCGAGTCGTGTTCTATTGTGGTGAAACCTATTACTGCACTTCCACTAAATACTGTAGTTGATGCAGTTGCTCTCATAGAAACAGCAGCACTCGTACTTATCTCACTCGCACTTACACCAGTTGACCAGCCTTGGATTGGTAGATTTGAAATTTTAATTTTAACTGTATCTGTAGCACCAAAAGTAATTGGATTAGCTTGTGTCACGTTTGAAATTGTTTTGTCACCATCATCAATGTTAATAGCTACGTTTGTTGTGCTGTTGTTAAAAGTTACAACACCTGAATAACTATCAACCCCTGCATCTCTAACAATTACGTTTCCTAAAACAGGAGCAGCAATATTGCTAGAGTTTAATTTTGATGTGTCTATTGCTAACCCTGAAGGCAAATTAATGTTTAAATTCGCTGAAGTTGGAGCCCCTGATAATTCAATGTCAATGTCTAAGTCTAAGCTATCCCCTACTCTTCTCATTTTTCCAGTATATGTAGTATTGGTTACCCATGTCCCTGTAGGAGTCCATGATTGCCAATCACTTACAAAAGTTCCTGCGTTGCCTTGAGCTATTGGACCAACTTTTACATTATCTATTTTTAAATCCCAAGCAAGAGCAGAATCTGTAGCTATATGTATAATGAATCTATAAGAAGTAGAGTTACTATTAGCTTGAAAATATCCTCTATATGTAGCTTGTCCACTATTTGCAAGAATGTCTCTTTGACTTGGTTCGATTAATCTAGCATTTGTTACATCGTATATGTACGCTCTAGCATGACCATCGGCATAGTTAGCAGTTACTGTATAATCAAACACAATTTCCTGCATTTTACCTTGGTCTGCATTGTCGATAGAGAAGTCATATGAAATACCTTCTCCTCTTTCATTACTAGCAGGTTTAGCTAATAATCCTGAAGCAGTATCTCTAAGTGGAGAAGACGTTGACCTAGTAAAAGTTATTGTAGCTCCAACACCTGTACCATCAACAGGAGTTTGTTGTACTGCATCTAAGTATGTACTCCAGCCTGTTGTATTTACTTCAAATCCTGGATTATCGATGTAGTTAATACCACCGCCAGAACCACTACCTACTTCAAGTAAGCTAGTACCATCATCGTAATACAACTTCTTAGCGTCTGTTGCATAATAAACAGAAGCTTCTTCTTTTGTAAGAGCATTAATGTTTGCGAATGTGTCTTTAGATACTACGATTTTGCTTGTATTGCTTGCAGTACCTAAGTTAATATCTCCACCATTTATAGCAGGAGAAGTTAATGTTTTATTCGTTAAAGTCTGCGAATCAGTTGTGCCGACTACAGAACCTGTAACGCCATGTACTCCAGAAGACGCACTTGTATGGGTTGTTAAATCTGTTGAACTTGCTTTAGCATTTAATTGAGTTTGAATATCACTTGTAACATTTGCTAAATATTGGAACTCTGTATTATTTACAGATCCATCAGCAATGTTTGTAGCATCAATTGCTCCAGCATCTAACTTACTTTCAACTTCAGTTTCTAACGCCTGTAGAGCTTGTTTAATTGTTTGGTTATCAGGAATTGTAGTACCTGTGAATGTTCCTAAGTTTGTTGCGTTTTCTGCAACACCTGAAAGAGTTATAAGATCATTTGCATTTTGATCAACTTCTTCATGTGCTGTTTCTAAAGATTGTAATGCACTTTTTACTGTAGAGCTATCAGGAATAGTATTTCCTGTAAATGTCCCTAAGTTTGTAGCATTTTCTGCTACTCCAGATAAAGTTATTAAATCATCAACATTTGCATCTATTTCAGATACAACAGAAGAAGCTGCTTTAGTTTCTACTGCAGTTTCTAAGGCTTGTAGAGCTTGTTTATTAGTTTGATTGTCTGGTATTGTAGAACCAGTAAAAGATCCCAAATTTACAGCATCTAAAGCTACACCAGAAAGTGTTACTAAATTATCTACATTTCCATCAACTTCGTCAATAGCTCCTTGTACTGTTGTTGCTAATAATCCTGAGCTTACATTGTTATATGAAATTTCACTAGCTTCATTTACTCCAGCAACTGCATTATCAACATAAGTCTTAACAGCTAAAGCTGAAGGAAGCTGGGTATCAGAAGCTCCAGATAAAGAAGTGGAAGTGTTTAATACTCCAGACTTTAAGTTATCAGTCTCAATATTTGAGACAGTGTTATTATCTACATCAATTGTTTTTGAAGTTAGAGTTTCTGATTGATCGGCACTTACGATTTTACGTTCAGCACCATCAAGATATACTTTTAACTTATCATCGGCACTATCAACTCTTACTTCACCTTCGATTGCTGCTGCGGTAGTTGTTGGGCGTAAAATCACACCCTTATCAAATTTTTTTGAAATCTTAGCCATGTATATCTCCGTTAGTCAGCTATAATAGCTTTACCTTTAAATTTAATTACTATACTATCTGTATTTGCTTTATTACTTGCGTCATATGTAAATTGACCTGTGTTGTCAATATCTATACTAACACCTGTGTCATTACCACTAGACTCTACACTGATACTGAATGTAGTACCATTATATGAGCCTAGAGCAACAAAAGCTTCTGCTTCTGTAGGAGTTGCATCTAAATATGTTCTTACTATAAGACCTTCAACAAGAACCTGTTGAACTACTGATGTATCAAAAGTTAATCCGCTTATATTACCAGAGCTTCCATTTGTTAAAAGAGCCTCTGTTAAGAGTATGTCTTCTGGACCTTGAACTGTGGCTAGAGCATCAGCAATTGCTTCTAGGTATGCTGTCGTTTCTTCACCCCATCCGCTATCCCCTTGTTCAGGGATTTCAAATGTTTGGTTACCTATCTGGAGGAGTTTTGCCATTTTCGTATCCTAATAAATTACTACTAATAGTAGTTGTTAAAATAACCCCTATAAATAAAAAAGCCCCTGCATTGCACAGGGGCGTGAGGCGTATAGACTAAAAGAATTAGTCTTTGATGTATCTTAGGATAGTGATTGCAGATGGTCTAGTAGTGAAAAGAGCTTGATCTGAATAACATCTCATTTCATAACCATTAGCATTTTCAAGAAGCTTAAAGAACTCGCCTTCGTATCCTGGTGGATCAAAAGTTACGTCTGTAGAACCAATTCTTACTAGATCTTTTTCACTGAACGCATAAGCGTATCCAGCTTTGATGTAAGAAGAAGCTACAATTTTGATCATACCATTTTGGCTGTAGAACTTTAATACTTTAGAACCTTCTTCTAACTGAGCAGAAGAATAAGAACTATCAATAGATCTCTTAGAAGCTAAATCAGAAAGTAAGTTACTCCAGCTTCTATTAGAAACCATAAGAGTAATTTCTTCTTCAGCAAGACCTTTGTCTAACATAGGAGCAATTGCTTTTTCAGCAGCTTCAAATGTAAGAACCGCAGGGTTAGCAGAATCAGCACCAACATTGATAATGTTACCTTGGAATAAAGGCTCATTAGAGTTATTAATTCCAAAAAGTGATGATTTAGTTTCAGCAATAGCGTGTAATCCTAATTGCTCTTTGTATTCTGGAGTTACACCAGCTACAACAGCACCGTGGAAAAATACTCTGTCTGTAGCGATAACGCCAGCAGCAGTTAAGTCTGTGTCTGTTACTAATCTTTTGTTTTCAATATCAACAGATACGATTTTAACTGTATCTCTTAAAGTAGAAAGAGTAGCATCAAAAATATCAATTTCGTGACCAGTAGTACCTAACCAAATTCCTGCTGCCCATTCAGAATCTTCGACATTCAATTGAACATTTCCTGCACCAGAAACAGATTTAACAATAGCTAAACCTTTCTGACCGTACAACATAGAACACTCAAGTCTGTGGTTAATAGACTTAAGCATATTTCCAACTAATAATTTAGTTCCTCTTTCAAAAGCATTTTTAGAAGAAACTGCTCTAGAAGCTGCGCCAACTGAAATTGCAGATCTAAGAACCATTTCATAACCTTTGATAGAAGCGTTCTTCATAGGGAAAGAAACGATCTGGTTTAGTTCGAAAGCTTCGCCTTCTGACAAGCGTATTAACGTAAAGGCTTTTTATCCCTTACTTCTGGAGATTTCTCTCATTGGTTATCGACTAGTCAATTCTAGTCCAGTTTAGCATATCTTTCAATCCTTTCTTTTAATAGACTAGGATCTGGACACTCGTGGAGAAATTATATTCTGTTATACAGGTTCATTCTCTATGCGTTGCACGTGGCAGGACTTTTTAATTTCATGCCTTCCGTTCTGATTACCTTGTCTTTTTTTGACTTAAGGTTTCCCAGATTTTTTGTCCAATTTTTACTTTAGTATCTCTACTAAAGGGGGCTAAGAAGATCTTTACCGCCGTAAGTTACCGTAATTGTTATCGTAAAAGCTTTTTATCTCTTACTTCTTATAGTTTCCTATAAGGTCAGCATATATTTTGTACTTTTTTTATAAGTACCCGAAGACTCGTGGAGGGATCTTAATCCTGCCCTCTATGCGTTACAGATGTACTAATCCTTCAGTATCACCCTCGGTATTAGCTTGTGAATCGTATTTAGCAGTATAACCATTTACAGTCTTTCTCTTATTTTTTAAAACTAGAGCTAGATTTTTGGGATTTACTCCATATCTGATACAAGATCTTAGGGTTTCTAACTTTATAATTTTTCCAGTTTTTATTTCTGTTAAAATTATAGGTTTTCCGCCTAATGTTCTAGATATCATCACTCTTTGTTCTTCAGTTATTAATCTATTCTTTAACTTAGGATTCGGTTTACCTGACTTAGATTTACTTATTTTATCTCGTATTTCTTTAGTCATGTCTGTAATACCGCCTCCGCCAATAGTTAGATTGTAACCATTTTTTAGAGTGTCTAGCTTCTCAATCCATTGCCTTTCTTTTTCAAAAAGTTCTTCTTTTGTATTAGCACTGTCTATAATACTAAACTCAAAAGAATCTCTTCCGTACTTCTTTAGGGCAGTTTGGAAATAAGATTTTTCTCTGTTGGCTTTATTTATATGAGCAAATATTCTTTCTTCTAAAGTCTTTGTTGTAATACCAACATAGGTTTTGTTAGAAATTTTATTTACCGCTTTATAAACTATACCGTACATACTATTCCGTTAGCTTTCACCGATTTACTTCGGTTTTTTTAACAAGGAGGCATAACTTAATTATGTCTACCACCTTCTACATTTGTTACTCTTGTTTTACAAGGGAAAGACCTCTTCGGATCTTTCTCTTCAGCTTATCTCTTTTATACTGAAGTTCAGACTATCGCATCTACTTTCGTAGTTTTCTCATTTAGTCGTTCAGCGTGCTTTCGCTTCGCCCTTGTTGTCCTTATTTTAGCAGAGAAGGATTTCCAAGTCAATTAGAGAAAATTTTAATTGGACTAGAATCTCGTTAATCCAATAATTACCGGTTCATTAAAATTTAAACCTAATTGCTTATCGCCTTTAGCGAATTTAACAAGGTTCAAAAATTTGTTTACCGCTGGAACTAGATCTTTGATCTTGTCCCCATAAACTTCTTTCATATTTCAAATACTTAGTCTCTCGTATTTGTTTGGACTATATCATAAGACATATTAACCATTATGTCTCTCCTGAGCTCTCCTATTTCTAGGCGATCCTTCATGGCTTTTCCAGCCTTCGGACTTCAGTCTCTGAACCTTCAGAAGGGTTATTCTTTCCCTTAAGCTTGGCTGCTGATTGCCCAATTGTTTAGACAGGGGTTCCAGCAATTCACAGGATTTATAGTTTCGATTTATGCTCTTATTCCGGGGTTATTCGAGCCTGCTTCTTCAAGCCTTTCACATTGGCATCAAAACTAGAGGGGACGCACCTCAAAACTTCCAAAAAGTTTAAAAGTTTCCATTCAAGCTTGCTTGTGTGCTAGCTTTACTTGCGTCAATAGTTGCCATAATTTATCTCCAATTTTTATATTTTTATGGTTTAAAAGCTTGGGTTAATATTTCAAGTACTTTTATATCTTCCTGCCAGAGGTATCAAGGAATCCTTTCGGGTATCCAAGAGCCAGAAAATAGCACTGCCGATAACGTACTTTACTCTAGGACTACGAAGCTTTAAGACGTAGTCCTATAAGTAGTTGTTAAAATTAGAACATTCTCATAAAATCTTCAAGTTTTTGCTTCTTTTTGTTCTCTTCTTTAGGACTCTCATTGGTCGTTTTAGGAGCAACATTAGAAACATTATTAACTGCCTTAGCTTGTTTAGCAGCAGCTAATCTCTTCTTTCTAAGTTTATCTATAGTCTTTTGACCAATAAACTCTTCTAGAAAGTCTTCGGGTAAATTAGCCAATAAGTCATTGATTTCTGTTCTAAGTTCCTTTCTAACTGTAGGAATTACGTCTTCAGGAGTAACATCTTCAAAACCATTGTCTATAGCCCAAAGCATTGTATCAGCTATTCTATTAATGATCTTAGGAGAAGCAGAGATGTCTTTATGTGCATCTAATGCCTTGATGATATTTTCTTCAAGATCATGTGCTACTTCTTCTTCAAACTTCTGTCTAGCTAATTCTTTCTCTTTTTCTTCTTTTTGTTGTATTTGCTTTCTTAGAGCTTCAACTTCTTGCATATACTTGATTTTTTCATTCTCAAGTCTTTCTCTTTCTTTTTGCTCAGGAGACTTTTGCATCTCTTCAATTCTTTGCTGTATTCTAAGTTCTGCAAGTTCGTCAGGATTTAACCCTAGCTCTTCTAGTACAGACCAAGGATCTTGCTTAAGTCTTCCAATTTCATTAGCAAATAGTTTCTTTAATTCGCTACTTTCTGCCATAGCTTCTCTTCCTGCCATAGCTAATTGTAGTTCTCTTTTTAACGATTCTTTATCGTTCCAATCAACTTCTTTCTTAATAATTTTACCATTGACCTTGAGCTCTAGCACTTCACGAAGTTGTTTAAGTTCTTGCTTACTAGCACCTGCATCTTTAGCTTGCTTAATTACTTTGTCTGCTTGTGCTTGTGTAATTTCTTTTTGTGGAGCAGCTTCTGAAGATGCTTCTTGCCCTTCTTCAACTACTTCTTCTGTAGATTCTTCTACTTGTGGTGATTCAACTTGTGCTTCAACAGGAGCACTACCTGCGTTTTGTTCTGACATACATTCTCCTTAAACCAGTTTGTATATGGTTAATTACTCTGTCTCGACATGAGATGAGAGTTTGTTAATATGTTTCTTTTGTGTGTAGCCTTTTTCGCAACGACCAAATGTTCTCATTCGAGACTCATTTGAGAAGTCCACACCAAGGCGTTCTAGGTGTTTTTTTGCTGTCCTTTTTAAGACGTTAAGGTTATTAATATTTTCTCCACCAATTACTGTATTGGTTTTGGAGTTTTCATTTCTAATTCTAAATGTATAATTATTAAGATCTAATATTACAGAATATCTAGCACCTGTACTTTGTGATACAAATACTCTATTAGATATTAAGACGTTTTCAACATCTGTTTCTATGTATCTGATTCTAGCAGACATACTATTTTCCTAGTCTTTCCTTGAGTTTAGAAAATTTATATTTCTTATTTTTTCTTACATCAGCTCTATTAAATTCTTTAGCTACTTCTTGATCTATACCAACTTTATCTGCAAACTCTTTATTATGAGCAGCGGCAGCCATAAACTTTTTTTGTTTTTTACTAACTGAAGGCACTATTATGCTCCTAATTGTTTAGACATTGCTGCCTGTGGAGTTTGTGGTAGTTCCTCGAATGGAGCAGGTGGAGCTGCTGGAGCAGGTACTTGCATATTCTGAGTTAAATCCATTCCTGCTGCTTGAGGATTAGTCATAGGAGCAGAAGGAGCTTGTTCAGGTGTACCCATTTGTGGTTGTGCAGGCATAGGAGGAGCTAATGGTGGCAACTGTTGTTGAGCAGTTACTGCTAATAGTCCTGGATCTACATTTCTTAAACTATCAATATGTTCTTGTATATGTGCTAATGTTCTACTTACTAAGTCAGCATCTTGTCTTAAAATAGGATCTGCAATTACTGCTTTATGTTCTCTAATATGTAAAGCATGATCGTCAGTCATTACTGATATAACAGGTTCACCTTTAAGTAATGCTTCATTTTCAGATTTAACAGTATCTAATTCATTCATCTCTCCTTCCATAAGATAGTCAAGATTTCCTGTATTTAGTACCATTAAATACTTCTCAGGAGATTTAATTACTCCCATCTGTAAAAGATTCTCTGCGACCTGTGCTCTACCTGCAGTACTACTCATAAGTGCGTTACCGACATCAACTACTACTCTTGAAATAGAATTAATATCTTCACTTTTAAACTCTTGCATTTTAGTAGTTTGACTAAGACCTGAGATAGCAATTACTCTAGGTACTTTAGCAAAGTCTTGAAGTAATTTAATAAGACCTGTACCTACGTCTTCTAGTAATTGTATGTATGATTGCTGTAGTCCTGAAATAAATTGTAGTGCTTGGGATTGAACTAAAGCTAAAGCGTTTCCTGATCTTAAAGAACTCTCAGGATTACCTCTTGCAACAGAGTTAACTCCTGAAATAGTTTCCATAGTATTTTCTAGTTTTTGTAGAAAGTTAAATACTTCTGCAGGAGTACTAGTTAGATTAAGTGGTTTAGGATCTCCAGCTTGAGCATTATACTCAATGAAGTTTAAACCGCCCTGTAATTGATTTACTCTAATATCATTACCTCTAGGGTTAAGAATATTTTGCACACCAAAAGCATTCTGATTTGTAAGAATTGTTGAATACAAACTATTTACTGCATCTTGCATTGGAAGTAAATCAAACATTGTGGTATATCCATAAGGAGTACCAATGACATCTGATGGAGCAATTCTATAAATAGGTAATTGTCTATAAGGCATTATTGTATCAACAAGAACACAGTCACTGTCGATATATAAAGTATAGTTGCCTTCAGGTAAAGATTCAGTTCTTTTATGGAAAAACTCATATATAGGAATATCTACTGTCTCATCGTAAGGAGTAACAGTGGTACGTCTAGCACCTTCTGTATCTTTTGTAGGAGTAGCTAAGATCTTATCAGCAAACTCAGGATACTTTTTAGCTAGGTCATATTTATTAACAAAAGTTCTACATAAAACCCAATCATGAAGCTCAGGATTCTCTTTTGTACTGTCAAATACTACGTCTAATGGGGATAATACGTTAAATTCTACGTCTCCTTCATGTATCGGATATGGTTCTAAT